CTATCTTAACGTGCCGTCCTTCCAGGGTAGTTAGTCCGTAAGCCTGAACGTCTGCCCCGGTATCCGCAGTCGATCCTATCCTGATCCCCGTCTCATCTTCCAGTCGTAACAGGTAGGCTTGGGTATCCCCTTTGACAATCCCCGCCTCTACATTATCCCTGACCGAATCCATATCCTTTGAGAATAGCTTCACCCGATTAAACTTATCTATATCCGCTGCTTCATAATGCTCATCTGAATATACATACTTCCATCGACCTTTCGAGTCCTGCCCAACCAGCAAAAGGTCTGCTGCTGGATCACTACTGGCAGTCACATTCACCCATCCTGGTGGAGTCTTCAGCTCATTAAGCTGCCTGGATATATCGTCTGATACATTCTTACCGTCTGCATCAACCCAACGCCCGCCTGTCGTTCTACGGTATCCCTTACAAGCATCCCGCCTCAGTTCCTTTGCCCGATACTCCATCCATTCACTGAATGATCTTTCATCCCAATCCTTCTTGAATGGCTTGTTGGTACAACTAATTAAACTCTGTGCCTTCATCATAGGATCTTCTGGCGGCTCCGTAGCCCCAAAATCCGCATCCGTCAATGGCGGCGCTTCCCCTCTCACAAAGAGTAACCCGCACCGACAGTTGATTCTCTCCGCAGCCGATAGCCTTGGATCCAGTGGGTACCTTCCACCATTTGAAAAGGTTTCATCTATCCCAATCTTCTTATTGTTCAACTTCTGATGTGCATCCCTGACATGCGTATCCCCGGCAGTAGACCATATCTTGTGAGAAGCGCCCACCATTTTACCCGAAAGAAATTGTCCTTGGCTTGCCCCGGCACCGGTGACTGTCCTTGCAATTCTCAAAGCTCTCGATGCCTTGAAGACTGACACATCCATTATGGCCTGCTGCAACTGTGCCGTAGTCCATCCTTCCCTGGCCCCATGCTCCATCTGCTTCCCGATCTGATCTGCAGTCGAGTCCTGGATGTCCGTCTTCTCTTTCAATATGTTTGTCTCTTCCTGAATCGCTTCAGACAAAGCCTCATCGTAATCATCCGCCCGTTCCTCAAATACCAAATCATCCCCGAAGACCAATCCAGCCTCCAAGTAGGTATCCAATATCGCCTCTTCCAAATCACCGTCAAAGAAACTGAGGATGCCCTTCACACCCTTCTTATCAATGCTCCCTAATTGGCTAAAGAGCATCGCTTGCTGATCTTCTAATATGGCTTGGTAAGCTGACATATGTTCCTCTGCTATCCTGTCCTTCTCTATGATCCAGTCTTTCGGCTCCATCCTTACTTCAAGATACGGACTTTTTTTTTAATCATCTCCTCAATATCCCTGACTGCCGTAGGATCATCCTTGCTTGATGGATCTGCATCTATATCCGATCCCCCCACATAGGACTTATCCCATCCCTCAAACTCTTTAGCCCCAAATTGAAATAGGTCATTAATCTGATTGAAAGGAACCCCCATTCTAAATAGGTATAGTGCAGCCTTTGCTTTCCCTTCCACGATTCCACGGATAGCCTGTATCGCCATATTGTTGTAACTAATCCTTTGTCCAGGCTCAAGCTCATCCTGTAAACTGAATGTCATTGCATCAGCCACATCATCAAGTATTGGAAGCACCGTCCCTACCCAAAAGATAATCTCAGAAGCTTGGTAGTTATTGTAGGTACTTGACTCCTGGACTCCTGCATATTGTGGCGGAACTCCAAAGGTAATATAGATCTCGTTCCGATTCTCTTTCCTTGAGTTATTAAAGTCCATCTCAATCGGGGATCTTGCAGTCCTGAAATACTTTGCGTTCGACCCAAACACCCGCAGCCTTCTGGCGTTCTTTGTTCCAGAGACAGACTCGTTTAAAGCATCCGACAATTCATCTGCTTGCTTCTGGCTTGTAATCTCCCGGTCAACTGAAACGATCCCATCCAGTACACCCCGGTTCTGCATAGCTGACTTGTTCCACTTCTGCTGATCCACATCTACATCCACCGTCTTAGACACAGCTTCCAAAGGGGATATACCTATCAGGGGGTTTGCTGGATTGAAGAACTTCATATGAATAATCTCGCTCGGTTCGTAATCCACCATCCCTGACTTATCCAGAGCGTATCCCTTCAACCATTCCTCAATGTCCTTAGAGGGAACCACTGCCAGCCTGTCCGGAGATATAGGCCACAACTCATTGGTCTTATTCCCGACTTTCGTTTTCTTCATGTATGAGTTGCCAGCCAGTAGCAGCCATGAAATAATCAGCTCAAATAGATCCTGCTTTGAAATATTTGGATTAGGATGTTGCAGCATCTTGGTAAGATAATGATCTGGCATCGGTTCGTTATCTGCACTGTATACGATCCAAGGTACACTGGCTGCCGACTTGGTAATCAGAAAAATTGCCCGGTACACAGTGGGCGAAGCCTTGTATCCTTCCTTGACCGCCTTTGCAATCGTGAACGTGGAATAGATAGGCTGTCCTGATCCTACCATATACATATCCGCCATTGCGTAATTTCGTTTCAGTAACTTCTTTGCTGCACTTATAATTCCCATTCTATACTACCCCACAAAGATTTTGCTAGGACTCATCATAGAAGTTATAGCCCATACCAGTGCATCCATCCTGTCTGGTGAGCCTCCCATATCCGGTGACCAATTACACATTTCATCTTCCATCAAGGGAAAGCTCCCAACATGATGAACTCTCCCTTGCTCGTACAAGGCTCCTATCGGTTCCGCCCTTGTTATCTTTCCGCGAGACGCATGCACCGCCTCATAGTTGACTGATGGATCCACTGACTTTATGATAGTCCCAACCAGATCTCCACCGTTATTCACTTCCCCAATTATCTTATCCGCCATCGAAGTATGGTATACCTGCACTGACTTTGAGGCCCACCCTTGCGGAGACAAGTGACACGTATCATCCCTAAATACATAATAGTGAGAAGGATCTTGTTGATCTTGCCCGGATGTTACTATCCCGGTATCATCCGCATTCTCCCCTGAAGATATAGCCGGGTCCACTCCCACATGCTTCCTGATTATGTCAATCCCATCAGGTATCTTATCCACTCTGTACTTGTCAATATCATCTCGGTTGAATACCGCATCCGGATTATCATCCAGTATCTCCGCGTGGATCTCTTGCCTGCCGAGCCGGGTTCCCTCATACTTCTGAATGATCTTTTTATAAAACTGTTTGGCAAGGTTCTGCTTGTTCTCGTAGGTACTCCCAACGGAGACAACACAGGCCGGATCTTTGAGTAGCTCTTTAATAAGGTGTATAGGGCGGGGAGTGGTGGTGATACAGCACTGAGGATTCGTTCCTAATCGTAATCCAAACATAAGCTGATCCCATGTCTGGGTAGCGTACTTCCATGAAGCTACTTCATCAGCCCAAGAAGCATCATGCGATGGGCCTCTTAATCTTTTCGGTTCTTCTGCAGAATAGGTTGTAGCCAGTGCTCCGTTAGGCCATGTCAGTTTCCGCTTCGATGCAATGTATTCAGGTGGTTTCTCGCCATGATATAGAGACAGAATACCAGCTTCGCCCTCAACCATAATGTCTCTAACATCCCCGGTTGTGGCTCCGACCAACGCAATCCTTTTGCATCCAGTCTCTACTTTCATCTTGACCCACTCAGCTCCCGATCTAGTTTTCCCAAACCCTCGTCCAGCTTTGATCAGCCAATATTGCCAGTCTCCAGGCGGCGGTAATTGTTCCGGTCTTGCAATCTCACTCCATGTTGAGAGTATGCCGGGATTCTGTTTTATGTACTCATATACCGCTTCGTGTCCGTATTTCTTGATTCTCTGTTGTAATTTACTCAATCCCACTTAGTCTTCCTTAGTTTAACATTTTTTCGCCTTGGCTGCACTGAGATTAACTCACTATTATAAACCTATCATAGCCTTGGCTCAACCTGTCTTGATTATCGTGTTATGACTAGGGCGTATAATTATTTGACTCACTATCACACAAGGACGTACATAAGGATTGGTCTTGGCATATACTGCCAGTCCAGACTCAGCTAAACAATAGTTATTCAGCCTCTTCCTCATCAGTTTCCTCTTTGGGTTCTTCAATCTCTATCGGGAATTGTTCTTTGAAGGCATCCAGGGAAGGTACCATTATTATACTTAATGGATTATCCGGATCACCTGATAGGCGAGTATTCTGGTCTATTAAGATATGCTTCCCGTATCCACGGTCTTTGCCCTGGGAGTCAAGATAATACTTGATAGCTCCTATGTCCTTGGACTTAATACACTTTAATAGTTGGATTTCTGAGAAGTCTAAGTGACCAGCTTTAATATCTGAAAGGAGTTCTTGAATACGTGGAGTGCGCTTGATCCTTGCTGACACGGCACTTTGGGATATGGAGAGCTTATCTGATGCCTGAGTAATGAAGCCTGCCGTAGCTTTTAAAGCTTCCATTATCTGGTCATCTGATACTGATGGTCTATGACCTGTGGACTTCCCTGGAGTTGACGGATCTCCCCGAGTATGCTTGGTTTTTAGGGATTTTCTGCCTCTGGCTGATAGCATGACAAGTCCTACAACCTACTAGATAAAATTATTTGACAATCATTCTAATTACTTGAACATAGTGTTTCTCTTCTGAGATATTTCATAATTTATATGCTCACTCTTTAATATAGTAGGCTGTAGGGTATTGAGTTCTTTTTTGTTTGTCAAGGTTTATTTTTTGCGGGCTTCCTCCCTCTTATCCCACGCTGTCCGGTTCTTCAGTTGTTCAGGACTCATATCATAGTTATCTATGCATCCACCATCTTCACACTTTGGACAGACATGAACATCGTAATACCCTGTCTCCCAATCTCCGTCCTCCTCAGTTTCACATTCTGATGACGGCCCTCTCCAACCGCATTCAGAGCAGATAGCAATATCAGGTAGAGGTTGAGGATCGCGTAATCTGAACTCAGCCATCTCCGACATCCATTTTCTAAGCTTTAGATCCATTGTCCTCCTTTATTGGAGTTGCCGTAAACTCCGGCACAGGCTCCACCGTTACCATGTATTTCTCCCACTTTGTTTCTCCCACTTTTCGTACCCACATCTCCAACTCTTCCGGATAATCCCAGTCTGAATGATGTTCTCCCAGGCATTTCTCTGCTGCTTCTTTCCCGCTTCCAGCGTAAACTCTTTCTACGTCCTCATACTTAGGATCGTAGTCAGAAGTTACGGCATCCCACGCTTGCTGGCACTTATGAGTATCTAACCATCCATATTCTCCGCATATCTTGCATCTTTTAAAGTCTGACATCTTTCCTCCTTGTTAGCGTAGTAAGCATAACCAAACCCATCAGGCTAATGTTGTACTCATCCATTATAGCCTTTGCCTCCTTGTCTTCCGCCTGATCCATTCTCTCCCGAATCACTGCCACTTCAGCATTTGTTAGACTGCTTGTACTTCGTTTCTTCTTGGCCTTTACTACATCAATCGAAAAAGAACCCATCTTATTGGTCCTTAATCTCAGCAGTTACATCAATGTATATGGAGTTCTTCAGTTCACATACCCAATGATATGGCGCACAGTTTTCCTCTTTGCATCCCCACAAAGTTACTACACAGGATCCATCTTCTTTAATAAACCAAGGACACTCTTCTTTCATTCTTTCAAAGTCCATCACTCTCCTCCGATAAGCTGTATAACCAGCTCCACTGCTCTGGCGCCATACTTTTCCAGAATAAAATCTTTACAGGATATGCCATCAGGTACTCCTATATCCGAATCAAAAGATACAATATCGAATCCGAATAGAGGATCTACATACGGCCCCAGCCCTCTCCCAAAGATACGGCTGAACTCTATATTTGAAGCTTTGATTAAATCCACCCGTTCTTGATACCCCATTACTCACCGCCTTTGCACATCCAATCATACCAATTCATGGTATTGCGTTTGTCATACTCCGAAAAGAGATTCCAATTCTTTCTGGCTCTTTCTTCTGGTTCAACTATCCCACCCATTTTCTGAAGGGCTATGATTGCCTCTACTCCCTGATCTTCCGTAAACTCTTCCATTGCTACCTCCTTATCCACAAGGTTCCTTGTTGCTTCCCAAACTTTAAAGCGTCCATCCTATTCCACATAAAAATGTCTACTTTATTTTTCCACCTGTGGTGCATCCGGTCTTGGAATTCCAGTACCCATGAGTTTACTCCACAGTTTACTATTACCTTGTCCCCGAATTTCAGGTTGTGCTTTCTTTCCAGATCTCTTGACAGTGCAACGATTCCCTCTCTTACTTTTGTCATGGAAGCCGTTACAAGAGGGTCAGCGTCACACTGGGAGACTGTAGGAGAATACGCCGTTATCGTTATAGGTATTGACTCACATATACCTTGAGCCGGTATACACAGGAGCATAAATAATCCTGCTAAGTTAAAAGCTTTCATACTTCCTCCCACCATTCGTCTCTTGGTTTCTCTGCCCAGAAGTTTCCTTTAGACCACCAGTGAACTCCCTCTTTCAGATAGTATGCTCTCTCCTCTGCTTCCCCCGCTTTAAAGAAAGTATGCTTCTCTGCGTGATATTCCTCCCACGCTGTTGCCACAGCTTCCCTCGAATCCAGATCCGGATAGTCCTTCCATACTTTACCTGTCGATAAGTCTCTTACTTCTGTCATAGCTGCTATCTCCTATCGTTTCCGTATAGGGTGGATACATCCACCATCTCCATCGTAGTGCATGCACTGTTCATAAGCATCCGAATTACAGGTACATATTTTATCTTCCGTACCATTAATCTTTTCAACCGCCTCGGCCAGCCTTCCAATCGCTCTTATTAACTGAGGCAGTTGGCCATCAAAGAACCTCCGCCCATAGCCTGTCTGATGAAATTCTATCCCTGACATAACTGCCCCTCCCGTTATCCTAAAGACTTACCTATGGTTATTCCTATTTGAAAGACACCGTACATGAACAGGATGACACCAATCACAATGACAGCAACCCACCCTAGATTTAAAGAGGCCCAATCCATCAGCTTATCAAACCAATCTTCCTGTCTCTGTAGGCTCATAATCCCTCCTCATATTTTGTAGAACAATCAACAACTGCACCCACTCCCCGTACAGCTTCTCAGCTTTCTTATCAATCCATTCCATCTTCATCTCAGATTCTTCAGTAGTTTTTGCAATCACCACAGGTTTCCGAAACATAAAGTCTACCAAAGTCATCGACTTCACCACCTCATTGATCTGCTTATCTAACAACTCAAACATACCACCTCCCCTTATAATACCTCGAATGGTTCCGAGTCCTGTATAGGCTGCTCCTGTTCTTGATCCCCGTCATTCTGGTATCCTGATAGTACCATTGACTGTTCAATGGTTGTCTTCAGGAAATTGAAAAGTATCCTGATCTTTCCAAGCTCCCCGTCTCTGCCTTTTATCAGATTCAAAATCCTATACTGCAAAGGACTTCGGTTATTCTTATCCTCAATCCTCTCGTATTCCAAGGAGAGTACAATGGATGCAAGCTGTCCTATCGCTATAGATCCAGCTATTCCATCCAGCGCACCGGGAGCCTTCTTATTGAACTGATAAGTTGCTAGTATCGGGATACTATTTGTGAGAGCCAAATTCTTCAGGTACTCCATATTACTCATAATACGTTCCCATGTTGCTTGAGAGCGATTAGACGACCTTAGTAAATAAGCCCCGTCTACTACTAACAAATCTGGTTGAAGCTCACTGACTATGAATGAGATATCTTCTATCTTGGAATACATACCTCCCGGTAATACCTTGAAGAAATTCTCGTCTCCGCTAAACTCTTGAATGAAAGGATCAAACGCTACCCTACCAAATCTGGACAATCTACCAAGTTTCAAGTCGGCTGAATTTATTCTGCCCTGCATAGCCAGCAACCGTCTTGCTATTTGTATATCAGACATTTCAGTTGATAGATAAAGAACAGATGATCCACTTAGATATGCTGCTAATGCATACTTCAAAGATAAAAAAGTTTTGCCTACTGATGTACTTCCTGCAATCACTATCATATCCCCACCCTGCATCCCACCGCATACCTGATCCAAATAGGGCATCCCGAATGAAACACCCGGCATTGTTGATAAGGTCTGCACACTGTCATGTAGTTCCAGAACTTGCTGTTGAAGATATGTCAGATCAGCGATCATCGCGCTGCTAGTAACTGAAAGATCCCTGTACGTCTGCTTGATTACATCAAACGCCCTGTCTGTATGACTGTCTCTCAAAGAGGACAAGATGCTCTCTGCTGCACTCCGTAAGCTATTGAATTTATGCCTCTCCTGTACTTGCTCCACCCAATATGGAAACTGTGCATCTGATAAATTCTCGAAGCAATTTGTATTTCCTGATTCCACCGCGACTGTTACCAGATCCGGGGAACCTCCGAAACTATGCACATAGGTTCTTATAAAATTAAAAGCCAACTTCTCAGCACCATCTAAGAATAAACTTTCTGTAATACCAGAATTATACATGGCTATTAAAGGCTGTGGTTCCTGTAATGAAGATTTCAGTAACCCAAATCCTACCGTACTCATACCTTCTCCTCTTCCCCAAACATCCTTGCTGGTAAAGATGGATCAAGGTATCTTGATATTGCATCCAGAACTAGAGTCTCAGTAGTTGCCACCTGTTCCGTTCTACCACTTAGCGTATGAGTAAGCATCAGCACCGTCAAAAGATTTATCTTGGAGGCCGAAGCAGTTTTTATTTTGGAAATAGTCTCATCATAAATAGATGCCCACAGTTCGTAATCCATCCCAACACCTTCTTTCCTTATCTGCTCCTTGATTAGAGGTGTCAGAACATCCAGCAATTTATCTAAGTAAAACTCTACTATATCGTCACCTGCTTTAAGAAACTCCTTATACTCCATTGACTACCTCCGCTAACATTATTCTGGAAGACTGATATATACATACTTCGCTTTATTCCCAACAAATAACTCCAAGGCCATCTCTCCTAACGTGTCCAGCATATCCTTTGAGACAGCTACACAATCATCCACTGATGATATATTTTTTTTGGTATAAATATCATATACCGTAGCCAGTCTCTTCACCTTCCTCCGTTGCAACATGCTCAAAACAAATCCTTTGATTTTTACTACCGACATATTACTTCTATCCACGTATGGAATTATAAGAAGGTCGGTATGCTCCAAATTGTCACGCTTCTCTTCATCCCCATAAAATGCTGATACCAGATAATCTATATCAGCTATACAAAATCTCTTATCATTTGAGCATACCCACGTTGCAGTAAAACAAATATACATCTCCCTCATATAGCTTGGAGAACTGCAAAAACAAAGTACCCAATTCCTTGTACGGCTACAGAAACGCACCATATCCGCGACTTGATTTATCATCTTTATATTATCAGGTGCCATCCACACCGTATCTGGAAAATCGTACATACTCACCATTGACCGGAGTTTGTAGAACGCCTCAGATTCGTGGTCTATTTCCCAAGGATAGACAATCTCATTCATCATATTCACCCATAAGCTTCATGTACTCTTCGTCAATTTCCTGTTGTGTCGGCCCTCTCTTAACCGGAGAATAAGTCATACCTTGAAATACAGCCTTCTCCAAGGGCATGCTCTCTTGTACCACCGGCTTGTCTGCTATCTCATTTAAGATTGCATCCCTACATACCAAAAAGTCTCTGATAGAAGGACGGTCAGGCAGCACCCATTTTATTCCCTTCTTTGTCTGTAAAACTTTAGACCTGAGTAACTGCCAGCTATCCACAACCTTCTCCACAAGTGAGTATATGTCTGCATCATCCAACCCATTATTTTTTGATACCTTTATGAATCCAGACAGCATGTTGAACTCTTTCTTTGTAAGCATCCCGTGCTGTCCGAACCCCAACTCCGCCATCTTATCTTTGAAGACCAAAAAAATACCAGACGCAGAAGCCTTTCCCGAAGCCTTACGCCTCGTTAGGTTTCTACGTCTGGCAAATTTATGTCTCACTACTGCTGTGTCTATCGTTTCTCTAATGTTCAAGGTAGTCTCCTATCCGTTTATTCAAATAGGCTACCTCATGCGCCAAGGCCATGGAACGCTTTGTGAAAGTCTCCGGTAGCACCTCCTTTGTCATACGGATGTATACCTCCCATTTCCGTGTGGCATGATTGTACCGAACATCCGAAGCCCTCTCTATACCAAGCTCCCCAATGGCCCCATACTCGATCTGATCCGAATACAGGCCCGTCACGTTATTACCATCCGCACTCACCCGCACCACAATATCTGGCATATCCTTATACCCCCACCGTTTCCTCTATCTGTTCAGACTGATAGAACTCATGCGTATCCTCCGTTTCCACTGACTCTCCCATAGCCTGAATAAGTCCTTCAGTCAGGGTCTTGCAGCCGGAACCGAGAATGCCATCAACTTCCACCTTGGCAGTTGATCCATCCTTTGCCACCGTGACTTTCACCATTCCCATTATTTCTTTGCCTCCTTCTCTTTCTTTGCGGGAGCCTTCTTGCTGACCCTGCTTCGCTGTACCGTGAAAGTCATCCGTAATTTGTCCAGAATATTCCGGAAAACCATAGCCACGCATTTATCACAAGCATCCTTCTCGCCATCGATCGAAAGCCGGAGAGTAACATTCCCCACCTTCGTTGGCAGCTCCTCCTCGTACACATCACTGAGCTTCCTTACATCACACTTATCTCCACAATCATCGCACACAGTAATCTTCGACATACCTAACTACCTCCTGACTAAATTGTTATATGTATTTCCAAGTCCCCGTTCTCCAACTTGACTTCCCCAGAGACAAATCCTATTTGGGAAGCCTGACCACGTACTACGTTTGCGGTATATCCATGCATCAAGTTCTCAGCCCCAACCCCAATCACCTCCACGATGGGATTGTAATACTCATCCATCTGCATCACGTACTCTCCATTTTTATCCTTCACCACGCCAGCCACTCCGACAGTCCCACTCTTATCCGTATAGGACAGAACCATCTCAGCATCCACGGCCCCTGCCCACTGACTATTCAGGCTGACTCCCTTCTGGACAGTACAGCCAAGTTCTTTAGCTGTCCGTTCCAGTGTTCCCAGATCCTTGATCTTGGCTTTCGTCTTTGTCCAGTGTGACATTCCTCACCTCCATTAAAAGAATAGTTTCCTACTTCCTATTGCCTTTGCATTGTACCCCGACTTACAATCTATCTCCGGTTTGGAAAGCATCAAGATATTACTAAGATCCGCAGACGAGATATACGGCTGCCTCTTCAGGATAGCCACCGACTTACTGCTCGGACCAAGTATATCCCTTACCGCATCAAACGTGAGCAACGATCCACGGGCCTCAAAAAACTTCTCGGTATTCCCGGTGTCGAATGAGTTGATCCTGATCGTGTGCTTATACACTCCAAGGTTAACATAGAAGCTGTAAAACAAAGACCTCTTCCCAAACTCTTCAGTTGCAACCTTCATGAATATTTTCACTACCGGGAACCGAGATTCATACTGGCAATCATTCAGTTGCGTGAGCATCCCACGCTGTAATGCTGAGTACCACATTATTTCCTCGTCCCCAGATACCACGAACACGTAGAACTTATGCTGCCCTCTTACCCCGTACCCTCCCCATGCTCCTCCATCGTATGTAAACTCCATCGCTACCTCCTCCAAATTGATTTACTCTTATATATAATTATATACTAAATAAAAATATTTGTCAATTAATATTCTGCTTATAGATCATCACGCTCCCTGAGAAATACCGGGAACCGCATCTTACCCTTAGATCCAAATCCTTGATGCCGAACATCAATGTTCTTACCAATTATAATATCAGGGTTGTCTCTTGTGGCTCTCCTGAAGGGTCGTGAGAACCCGCTGCCTACCGGCCCTACATCACCCGACTCAAGCTCCACGATCAGCCGTGCCATAAGGTTCTCAGTTGTCATCATGCCATCCTCATTGATAACCATGTCCTCACACTCTATGCCTATAACCTTGGCCCACACAACTCCATCTTCCTCATTCTTGAACTTGAATTTCAACAACTCATTCGACCTTCTGAAATCATATATCTTACTGGCGTTCCGGAACATTAGCCCTTCATATCCATTCATTATAGCTTCTTCCAACATCGCCTCTATCTTACCCAGAGGAAGCCGACCCTTGCTTGTTGGTGTGATGAAATCATTCTGATATTCAGGCAATGAAAAATCAGAAGCATCCATACTCCTGAATCCCACGGCCCCGCCCTCTATGAAAATATGATACCCAACTTCCTCCCTCGCTTTTTTCTTCCGAATAACATTACCTTTTATTTCCTCAAAGGTAAGATCATGCCTGTACGCCTCTCCATCAATGAAGGTACTCCCTGTCTGCTTGCGGTAGTCTTCCAAAGACTCATCCCAATACGACAAAGATAAAATAGGATTGCCTGTCCGTGTATACTTGAGCCACTCCCCTCCCTCCCACAAACAAACTACCCGAATACCGTCCAGCTTATAAGACCAATCCCATTCTTTTGTTTTATACTTCTTATCCAGTTTGTACTTGTTCGCAAGCTGTACCTTGAACACCTCGATCAAATCAGGGAATGCCTTGTTTATAACAGATGCATTGATACCACATTTCCAGCTCTTGTTAAGTGTCCTACACAGTACGTCTAGTGCACCCGGGTGCAATCGCCTTGCAATTCTGGTAACTGTCTCTTGATTCTTAACGTGGCTATGCGAATTGCAGCACTCCCCTATCGCATCCAGAACCTTAGTGTAATGTTCTAAGATAGATCCAGCCCCGGTATCAAAATCATCTGGATTTACTTTGGTATTGGTTACAACTTCTGTACTGTAGGTGAGGTATAACATCTTGCGGAGTTCTGGTGAGTCATTCGCCTTCAGGATAGCAATCTTCTCGTTGGAACTGGTGGTCATTTCTAATTGATCTAATATATTTTCCACGCTCCCTCCAAATAAAAATCCCGAAGATCTGTCTCAGCTTGAGATAAGCTGCCTGACGCTCGCGCTATCAGGGATCTTCAGGATGGTTAATGTTTGGAGGTAGCTATCTCAATACAGACAAGTATATAATATAGTATTTGTAGCTACTTAGCAATACATATTTTATTTATTTCTGGAACGAATCCTCCCGCATCGGCACCCAACCTTTCCCGAACTCTTTCTTGGATCCGAGCTGCAACATATCGCCCTTTGAGTAGAGCCTGTCTACTTCCTCGCTCTCCATCTGAAGTCTCTCCATAACTTCCTCTTTGGGCACCTTCTCCACATCCAGTAGCCGGTACACTATCTCCGCCATATCCACAATAATATGTGCGCCCCTGGCCCTGTTGTGTCGAATGGTGGACATTACCTGATGTGCCGGATCAGTACCTTCCTGAAGATATGCAACAGGAACCTTCCCACCGGTCATCTTATAGACTTGCTTATCGCCCATTAAATACCACCGATGGAATCCATCTACAATTTCCCCGGTTCTCCGAGCCACAATAGGTGCGGTCCATCCATCTTCCAGCAAAGAAATCTTCAGTAAGGTCAGCTCCGTCTTGTATACAAAGTTTGGATTGTACTCATTTGAATGGAGCTTATCCATATCCACCCATTCAATATTGCTCATGGGCTGCTCATCCATTGGTATATCATTCTCTATCGTGATCTTCTTGAGGGCCAGCTTCCCCCGTATATCCCCAATATCTGTTGCCCACTTAGGTTTCACCCTTGCTTTAGTTTTAGCCTTAGAATCTTGAGCCACCGTCAGCACCTCCCTTGTTGTATTTGTCTAACTCCTTATTGTATTTGGCCCAGGCCTTATCGTACTCAGGCGTACCCAGCTTCTTTGACCGCGACCCAGGATCTTTCCTCCCCTTCGGATCTCCACGCATCGCCAACATCTGCAGGAATCCCCAACTGAGTCCGGTATCAGGATGCGGAACCTCATACAAGATAGGATCATGTTGGGTTGCACTGTAATGTCTCGCAATCAGCATCTTGATTTTCATAGCCGTGACCTTCGCTGTCTCAGGATCATGCTTCTTCAAGAACGCGATCAAGAAAGACTCCCACCGAATATCCGAAGGTTTGTCTGGAAGTTTCCCGTACCCATACAATTCAGTAACCGCATACCTTACTGCGGTGTTGGCCCCGTCTACCCGATCTATCATCTTCTCCCAAATCTCAGGAAAGCAGGTCTTGTACGTCCACAATTTCTGCAAAGGCTCAAACCCAAACGCCGGGGAACATCTCTGATTGTGCATGCTAACCCCGGCAGCAGCCATTACATTATAAGCATAATTATAATCCCAACCAAATACGTCCGGTGCTGTCCATACATCGTGATCCGTCCAATCATAAATAGGATAGATCTTGTGCATGTACTTGCTGCATGGGGGATAATCGTACTGCACAATATAATTATCGTCAGCCTTGCATGTCACCATGCGCTGTCTTGTAAGAGACTCTTGCGCCCGTATACCTAAGATAACTCCCACGCTCCCTTGATCTGGATACCACATCAGATGGGATATGTTTGGGAAGTGAGGTCTGCTCTCAGGAGGCTCAAAAACAAATCCAGGCAAGTCAGTAATGCCTTCAGGTGGAAGAGGTCGGCACCAATTATCTTTTGCTTCAGGTGCCCACGCCCACCACCAAGGACTTGTCCGTGAGCATCCATTAATCATGAGGACAGGCAGACACATCCACCGAAGATTCACCCCGTCCATCTGACTGACCCTCCGAACATAATCCTCAGTCTGAAAAGGTATTGCCTCTTCATCACACATTACTACATCGAGAGGTAATCTATTCCTGGCTCTGGCTACTTCCAGGGCAAGCTGTAAGCAAACCGTAGAATCTTTTCCCCCAGAAAACAGCACAGCTATATGATCGAATCTATCGTACACATTATTCAATCTCTCGATTGCCAGCTCATACACCGACTCACTAACTACTTGCTTTTTCAGGTGCTTAATACCCTTACCCACCGCCATTGGTCACCTCCAAAAAATCTGCACATATTAAATGAACAGCATCGTGAACCGTACTCACACTGAATGCGCTCTTAGCCTTCGCAATAGCTTTCATAACAATCGCCTGCTGATCGTCATCGCAAAAGAACCTGACACCCACCAGATCTGCATGTATATCAGGAGGACGTTGGCCTATCTTCCCGTCTGCACCACCTACCCCACTCGCTTCCGCTTCAGCTATGAATCCATCAAGGAATGACATTTGTCCAGCAGCTTCCAGAATATCCTCTTTCTCTTTCGTATCAAACCCTGAGTACATCCCCTCAGTCTCAGTCAGGCCAGCCAGCTCCTCACCCAAGGTATCTATAAGCCAGTCCCCTTCCCCGACCTTGTTGTCTGCTATCCTGAACGCTCGTATCTGTTCATCAGATAAGTCATCTACTAAAACTGCCGGGACAGTTTTCATTCTCAGCTTTTTGGCTGCCAGCCTCCTGCCATGTCCAGCGATTACCTCGTTGTCTTTCCCAATAAGAATAGGCACACGGAAACCGTATGCCTTAATGGACTCTGCAATCATTGCAACCTGTTCTCTGGTATGCTGTTTGGGATTCTTCTCGTAGGGTTTCAGGTCTTTCAGGTCAACCATTACAATCTTTGAAGTAGCCTCTTCCACCACAGGCTCCTCTTCCGCTGGCTTCTTACGTGCTTGCTGTTTCGCCATCGTGACCCTCCAAGAACCCCGAACAGATTGCCGGGAGTACCCCTTGCTGATTACTAATCTTGAATACTTTCTTAGCCACCGAGATAGCTTCCGTGATTACATCCCGCTGCTCCTTGGTACACATGAAATTTATCCCGGTAATCTTTGACCGATTCTCTGGAAGCTGCCCACCTTCCCCACCACCCTCGGCCCGTGCAACCAAACTATCTATGCAGGTAGTATGTCCGGACGCTCCAAGAATATCTTTGATGTCATCAGAATCAAATCCGAAATACAAGTCATCGACTTCCGCAAGGTTGGATAGTTCTTCTCCGAGAACATCTATCAACCAGTCAGCCTCCGCGACCTTGTTATCAGCAATCCTGAATGCCCTCACCTGCTCATCGGATAGATCGTCAATCAGAACCGAGGGTATGGATTTCAGGCCAAGCTGTTCAGAGGCTTGTATCCTGCCATGTCCAGCTATCACCTCTCCATCCTTGCCAATTAAAATAGGAACCCGAAACCCATACGTTTTGATAGACGATGCAATCTTATCTATCTGTTCCTTCGTATGCTGTTTCGGGTTATTGTCGTATGGTTTTAAATCGCCTATGCCGACCATCTTAATCTGCATGGGCGGATCCTTGGATACAGCCTTCTTTTTCGCCATGTTTTATTCCTCCCGTAGAAAATAAAAAAAGGGCAGAGCCAGCCAAATTAATGACTGACTCCACCCTATGTTAATTAAATTATTTTGTCAACTACTTATTACTCATTCACTACCTGTTCTTTTTCACGGACATCTTGCCCTTCTTAACCACAAAGGTTTCGGACATCCCCGAAAACACTTCCTCCCCGAGAGCCTTACGTGTATCTGCAATCCTGACAGATGTAAGCTTATTAATAATCTGCGGTCTGCCAATCTTATCCAGCATCTTTCTCAGATCCTCCACCGTTGCAACCGTGGTAGAGTGTGGGCTGAATTTTACAACTGCCATCTTCCCGGCAAAGGTAACACCATCCAGCACGACCAATGACTTCTTGATATGATCATACTCCATCTTGGCTTGCTTAGATAACAGACTCAGTTCGTATGCCCTGTCCACCAATGTTGCTATTTCTTTTTTCGTCATTCCACTACCTCCCGATTTAAAATTTTACAGCAAGAAACCCACGACTGCACAAGCAATCAAGATTCCAACCAACACCACGAACCTTCCCAACTCTGTTAAGACTTTCATACCTCTTCCTCCGCATCAGGCCCACCAAATATCTCATCCTGGCACTGTTGGCAAATAGAAGAAATTCCATATTCTTTCTCAGAAAGAGCATCCCTGAACTCCGTTGCCGACTCCCCACAGAACACGCAGATGTTGCCAGCCAGTGATTCCGTTCTACTCCGCCCAAAATTAGCAATAGATAAAACATCCAGAGCATCCGTCATACCTTGCGATTTCTCCATGACTACTTTCCTCCTATGATACTCAAGCAACGTGAGCCGTACCCACTCTCGATACTGGTTGGTACCGTCAGCCGTCTACCACACCTACCGCATCTCCCTTCATGGAAAATCGTCAAGCTACCTGGAAGCGTGCCTTCAACTGCCCTGTTCCAGAACCACTTGAACGTGATACAACTAGGAGCATCCGACTCCACTTTACTCCGTGGAGTACGCTTGAATAAATCATTGTGCAAAATTCCCATGTACCTGTAATGAACATAGTTATCAGGCCCATTCAGGACACTCACGAAATAGACAGGTCCACTCTTGGACTTCGATACTTTGTACGTGAACCTGTTCCCGGTCTTCCCACTCACCAAAGTGAATAGGGCATTCCCGGCTTTCACGAACGCAAGTACATCTCGAATCTCGTTCATCTCACTACCTCCCATTCTTAATCTGTACTACAAGCTGCCTCATCAGTATCCGGAGCCTATCTCCAGACAGACTCCCCCATTACAGGGAGTTTCGGCAAATTACTCAATCCCCAATTCTTTCTCTGCCTCCGCTATCTCTGCCTTACTATATCTTGAACGTATGTCTTTACTGAAATAGCCATCACCATAACAAATATTTGACGGGTTGTTGTGCGGTGGTAATCCATGCAATTTTCTAAGATCACCACGCAACCTTGCCATCCTTTTATTCTTTTTCTTCATCAACTACCTCCCTTTTATGCGTGTCGTGCAATGATCTGGTCACATGCTTGTTCCAGAGCGTAATGCCCCATCTCTCTAAGCTGGCTGGCTATGGCTACAATCATTTCCCTTTCGCCTCTAGCCTCATCATAGATACGATCCCCTATCAAGTCACAAATAGAATCAGCATCGTTATACATCCGGTCAGCTTCTGTCTCATCACCATTTGCACAATCCGTTACTGCGCCCTGTAACCAACTAGAAATATCATAGGCTTTAGCTTCTGCAGTAATCTCACTACCTCCCAATAGAATAAGATTGCTGTCTCGTCAGTACCAAAGCACAACCTCTGGTAGACTCCCCCGGAGGGGAGTTTCGACCTTCCTACCTACATTAACTCTTTCATAATCTTTGCTGATACAACTGCTTGAGCTTTCATAAAGTCTCTGGTCATGTCATCATGTCCCCAAACGTAATGGACAATCTCATGAGCCATCGTTTCAAGTATCTCACTCGCATCACCGATAATATTTTTCGATAAACAGATATACTGCTGATACCTTGCTGATCCAAGACGTTCCGGATTAGCGGGCCAATCCATCACCCTAATATCCAGCATATCGAGGTCAAATATCTTCATAAATAACTTCCGGCATTTCCTAAGCTTATTGCGATTCACTTGGCTCATACAGTCCTTTGGTACT